AGCAAAAACAAAATCACTTAACATGCGACCAACAAACTTGTCACCACTAGGTTCGGCAAGTTTTTTAATAATAACAGGGACGGCTTCTTCAGGTATTAAATCAGAAACACCAGCGCCAAAAATGTTGTCAATGTTTTTAGCAGCATTACTATCATAAGTTAAACCACGAGCAACAAGACTCGCACGCTTTACGAGAGAACTAGCGATGACCATATGCGGAATAGTTATTTGATTGCTGCGCTTAGCCATCTGTCCTTTAGACAATAACTCAATATACTGCGCATCTTTAAAAAATACAGCAGCGTCTTCACCACTGCGAACACCAGACCAACGCAAAGCATCAAGGCTTTCAACAGGCAGAAAGTTTTTGTACTGTGAACGCAAGGAATTCATTATTTGTGCTGCTTCAGCAGGTGTTTCAGCATCATCGACTTTACCCAAGCCAGCACCAAGCGTATCAAAAAATCTTGCAACCTGTGGACGTTGAAATGCTTTATCTATATCTGCTGGATCAACTTTACTTAAACCATATTTATACATCTTGGTTACGCCAGTAAGTTTACTACCAACAAGAAAAGGATCAAAAGCAAAAAGCGCAAGAACATTAACCGTGTTACGTGTCGTACTAAAAATAGCAGACTGTGATGCCTGTATACCTTCTTCACTTAAAGGATCAATACCAAGTAGTGAATTGAAACTCCAAGAAAAAATGTTACCAAGACTTCCAGTTTCAGAAGTGCTCAGATATGTTATAGCATCCATCGTGTTTTGGTCATAGGCCGACAAACTTAAAGCTTGTTCAAGAATACTAAGTTTATCTAAGTCGTTAGCAGTTGAATACTTATCCCAAAGTTCAGCAATAGCAGCATTAGGATCTTCCGTTTCTGAAGCGGCACGAGCCTCAAGAATAACATCAATAGTAGTATCGCCGTAGGTTTTGCGTGCGTAGTCAACCATTTCAGGATCAAGCGCTCCAGGTTGCGAAACTTCCCATGCTTCTTGAGGACTCATGCCTGAAGTAATCCAAGCAATAGATGAACCTACTTGTACACCTTTTTCTGTAGCCCAAAACAAAGCATCAAAAGCTGGACCTAGTGAACGATCCCAAACAAAACCAATAGCGTTAGTAACAATGTTATTACTGTCTTCTTCTTCAGAAACAGCAATGTTACGTTCTGCTTCTTCTTGCCAAGCATTAATAATGTCAATCATTAAAGCCTGCATATCTGGACCCATGGTATTAATAATTTGTTGTTGCCGTGCAGGGTTGCGTGTGTTAACAACACGTTTAACCGCATCAACTGCTAAAGGTAAACTAACAGCATCGGCTTGTTCTTCACGGGTTAAGCCCGAAGTTTGTGCTTGTAAAGCAAGAGTGGGAAAGCGGCGTGTGGCAACCTCGTTTATTTCTTCTTTAGAAAGAGGCCGTTCGCTTTTAATATCGTTACGGGCAACGACAGCACCAGTAGCGGGGTTGGTGTTTAAGCCGAGATCACGAATGCGTACACGCTCAATGGCTTCATCTAAAGTAATAGGTTTACCTGCAAGGCGAGCGCGTTGTTGTTCAGCCTTGGCTTGACTATTAGTAAATTCATTAATAGAGTTTTGACGGTACTGAAACGCTTCCTCATCATTAATAAAAGAAGTTCCTTGAGTATTGTAAAGAACGCCGCCACTTTCGGAAACGTAAAGACCACGCTTGGGTACCTTAACAATACGAGGAGGTTGCTGCGCCATGGGTTGTTCCATAGGTTGCGCAACGGAAGGAGGAGGCGGCATTTTCCTAGGTCGTTTTACATTTTCTTCGAGTGAATCTTTTCTCGAAGATATCGCTTGTTGCTCTAAACGATCAGCAGTGGGAGCCAATTAATAACCAAGTCTTTGCGCTAGGGCAAGCATTGCTAAAGTATCATCATTAGGATTATCCATAGCCATGCGTGAATAGAGTGAAGAATAGTTTGTGCGACCAATCGCCTGTGGCAATACTGGACCATCACCAGGACCAAACGGTGCACCAGCGGTAACTGGTTCATCAGGACGTTGAGTCGGTGAAAATAATGGAGTAGCAGACATGCCACCAGCCTGTGAAGATTTACGTGCAGACGAACGAGGCGAACGTGCAGAAGGTGAAGCAGACATAGGAGCCATGCTTTGCATAGTGTTAAACTCGGCATTCTCGCCATACGGCATGCCAGTCATGTCAGCCTGAACCTGCTGGGGTCCACCATCAGTCCGTTGAGAAAGTTGACCAGGACCAGACACGGGTGCAGGATTACTTGGTGTGCGTTTACCGCCCCATTCACCAGCCATCGTTATCCTCCAATGTTACAGTCCGTGGATCAATCAATTCTTTTTCGGGTTGTGGACCCCACTCATCTTCCTCGTCTTCCTCCTGAACGGATTCAGACTCGACAAGATTATATTCAGCCATCGTGTAAAGAGTATTATCAAAATACTGCTTCATCCGTGAAACCATGTCATCAGCAATATCAGGTGACCATGATGATCCTTCAGACATGATTGCAATGTTTAGGTCAAGGTAGCGTAAATGCAAACTGATGTTGCGTGAAGGAACCCTCATATCAAACTACCTTTCGCTAAAAGAATACTTACTTGGAACCCTTGGTTCCCTTACCGCCTGGTGCACCAAACTTGATGTTCTTGCCATCGAGTGTGCCTTTGCCTGACTTGTCCATGATTGGCATGGAAACGTTAGGCTTACCGTGTGTACCTTTGTTAGGTTGTGGCATTACTATCTCCTTATTGTTATTTGTTTAACGCATGCTTTCTTTAAAGCGTTTAGTTGAAAGCTTCCCAGCTTTCTTCATCAAAGCATCAGTCTTCTTTTGTTCAGCAAGTTTCTTAGCAGCAGCAACCTTCTTGGCAGCAGCACGCTTAGCGATAGCCTTCTCACGTGTAGCAGCCATACCACGGCGTTGCTCCTCAGCGCGAGCACCAAGGGTTTTCTTCACTGGCTTAGCAGCATATTCCTTGTAAGGATCGCGTTTCTTTTTTGCTTCAGCAGCCATGACTTACTCCTACCATTTCACTTTATCGGCCCAGTAAGCCGCTGACATTTTACCTTTAGCAATATTTTTAGCATGACGAGCTTTGAAGGAAGCCTGCCGTGCAGTAGGTTGACGATCCCCCGTCACACCTTGCTGCCCGAAACGAATTGTTTTAACCTGCGTGCCTTCTTTAGCAACAACAACGTGAGACTTAGTGGGATGGTTTGGTGTACGTTTCGGTTTATTGTAACCTGATACACCAGCACGTTTAAGTCTAGAATCTTTTTCACTAGAACCACCAGTTTTTTTAGCGACCACGACCAGCCCTCATGTTATCTACAAGGTTAGGGTATTTACGTCCAGCCTTTTTAGCGGCAGCCTTGGCTTTAGTTTTCTGTGCAGCAGTCAAAGGTGTTGACTTCTTCTTGGGATTAGGTTTATCCCACACTTGTTTCTTCGCTGCCATGTGTTACTTCTTTTCCCAACCTAGAGGTGACACGGTAGTTTTAACGTTAGGCATAACATTAGCATCCTCAGGATGGTTGCCATCTCCACCAGACTTACCTGTCGTATCCATCCAACATCCACAACTCATACACATAATTACTCCTTATATCGGCATTCTGCGACTGACACCAGCCGACAGGTTAGGTTCCCCACCAGCACCAAGAGATGCCATGAGCATTTGAAGATCAGGACGACCACCAGCAGGCATACCTGCTTGACCTGGTGCAACACCACGCATCAAACCGCTAGACGATAAACCCTGTCCACCGCCACCTTCAGGTGAACCCGCACCAGGGGGACCCTCTCCAGGGGGACCGACCATACCTGTCTCTTGTCCCGCACCTAGCTGGTCAACCCCTGGTGGGGTGATCTCGGGTGGTGGCTCAGGAGCGAAAGCCTCGTTAACAACCTTTTCAATAGGTTGACCTTTTTGCCGTCCGAGAATAATCGCTGACAAGCGTGCAAGGATCTGACCAGGATCTTGCCCTGACTGTGCAAGTACAGGAATTGCTTGCGCATATCCTGCTACTGCCTGCTTTAAAGCGTCACGCATTTCTTCAACATCAACACGTTGTTCTTCCTCGGTGGCGTTAAGCGCGAAAGGCATTTGACGGCGGAGGAAGTCACGACTAATGAGACGGTCACCACGTGCCTGTAAACCAAACACGAGGGCACGGTTAGGGTCAAGCCCTGCCATGAGACCGTACTGCACATCAACCGTGTAGTCGCCTTTAATATCAACTTCAGGACGGTACCTGATTTCATACGGTGTACCGTCACTGTTGCCGCGAATAGTTTTAGTTTCCGCAGAGAAAAGCATCTCATCAACTTTGAGTGCTTTACGGATAAGGTTCTGGAAAGTACGGGCAAACATTGACTGGCCTGTACGGATCTGTGTATCAAACCCTGACATGAGGGCTTGCACTCCACGACCTGTAACAACGGACGCATCAATCTCGCCACCGCGAGCATTCGGGTAACGTGAACCTTGACGTAGTTCCTGATCAAGAACACCCTGCTGTGCGAACGCTGACTGTGGTACTTCGATAGGTACACGGCGTACACGTTCACCATTAGCGGTACGAATAACCGAATCG